ACTCTTCTAGGGTTAGTGCCTTCTTTAACTGGAGCCTTTAAATTACTTCCTTCTGTACGTTTAAAATATTTACGTCCAGCTTCAGTTAATCCACCTTTTGGATTTTTATGTTCTTTCTTCATTCGTACCAATCTATCCGTAACTCAGCCATTTGAGAGCTACCGTTTACGTTTGTCAATCTAAATAGATAAGTTGTCAGTGGTTTTAAAATAAATTCAAAACTTGTACCACGACTACCAGCGCCACTTCTATTTCCCTGTCCTTCTGCGCTTGTAATCAGTTCAGAATAAAACTCAGTGCCTACTGCGGTTACCGTAGGATTTAATACTGCAACACCTTGACTAGCTGTGTTAATTACCCTATTACGTCTATGCAAGGACATTGATGTACCACCACTTGTAGTGGGAGACTCATATACATAAACCTCAGTCTCTCCACCACATTGGTAATCAACAAATGCATGAGCCTCAACACCAGCCGGAAAAGCTATTGCAATATCAATACTTGCTCCAACTCCTAGTCTAGCTGTGTCTTTATGAGTCTTATAAACGTAATAAGCTCTACCTTCATGCAGCCTTACATGATTAACGTCAGCAGTAATTAATGGATAATCAGATCCAGCAATAGCATAAGTGCCAGCATTGTTTTTTTGAACAAGCGTAACAAACCTAGACTTGGTAGTTAGCGACTCAAGTTCTACTGGAGTGATAGCCATTATTTCTTCTTAGGCTTCATTGCGGTTTTAGCTGCTTTCTTAAATGCAGCATCAGTAGGAGCGCCTTCGGATCCGGCTTTACGCATCTTTTCGCCAGATCCCTTTTCTATACGCTCTCTCTTTTTATGAATGTTGGCATAAAGTCCAGCTTTCATTTGCTACCTTTCTGCTTAATACCAGCCTCTGACATAGCGATGGCAATAGCTTGATCCTTGGATGTGACCTTATCGCCACTCGATGATTTCAATTTGCCAGATTTATACTCACGCATAACCTTGGCAACTTTCTTTTTCATCTTATCCATATCAGCCGCCTAGCGTATCTTTCAAACCTTCTTCGCCATCCATACGAGCGGTAGACAATAACGCACGAGCGCCACCACGCTGACGAGCTTTCATACCAGATTGCTGCTTTTCCAACATATCTCGCTTTTCTGCCTCAGTCTGCGCTCTCATTCGTGCTGTTTCTTTTTGTTGCTCTGCCATTGCAGCTGCTGCACCACCGTCACCACCACCACCGAACATTCCACCCATGATTAAACCCTCGCTAAAATGTAAGTATCTGCACCGTCAGGACTATATTTTTTCATTAGTCCTTCGATCTCAAAACCAAGGTACTCTGCCCAGCGTAATGCCCTCGGCTCATCGGATCTTACCGTAAGTTGTAGCCTATGCAATGAAAGTGATTGCGCTACGATATCGCTAAATGACTTAGCGACTATGGTTAACTGCTTTGGATAGCGTCTAGCATCATCAGATATGATTGACCACATCTCAGCCACACCAGTCCACAGTATGATGCAGCCAAACATTGCCACAGGTTTACCATGAACTAGCGCAGTGACTGCGAGTCCGAGCCTAGCTTGCATCTCTAGCATGGTATCCATAGAGACAGCCTTCGCAAATGGTAGCTGATCCTCTGTAATGCTCATGTAGTGTAGGTGGCTGGGAACCATTGGTATGTAACACACACCAGCCTTATGAGGTAATCGCTCGTTTAGCTCGATGATGTTGATCATTCAAACGGATCAAAGTCTGAATTAGCAATAGTCTGCACGACTATCGTATTTTGTAGGTGTTGCGGCTTAGTTAATCGCTTATGTTCACCGCCACCCAGCAGCAAATAGCCGAATGCATCACCAACGTGGGAATGCTCGTTTTTATTTGGCGCATCTCGGAACCGTTCATGCCCTGCACCCACAGCAATACGCTTGAAATGGTAGCCACCAGCCAGTGATTTACGCAGTAACTTGCACCGAGTGTTTACCATCAGCCCAGCTTTACCCTGTATCAGCCGCTGCATCGGCATAGCAGCTGCTTCTCTACGTACTTTAAAGTCATTCGATGGCGCTGGTTGTGCGCGCAAACCCAAGGTACGCAGGTAATCAAAGCTTGTTACCTCGTAAATTGCATCTCGTGCCATACCTGCCGGATCACCCCACAGCAATACCTGATAGTTCGGGTACTTTGCGTTTAATTCTGCCAGCAGTTGCTGACCAAATCGCTCCAAACCCATGTCTTCTGTGACAATTTCATCAAGAATGTTCCACCTACCATTGGCTAAACGCTGACCAATGACAGCAGCTGGAGTCAAACCAAAGTCCAAACCTACCTGTATAGCCTGAGTTGGATCTACATCGACCTCACCAGACATCATAGAGTCGTCATATTCCTGCCAGACTGGTCTACCTTCCTGCACATAGGTGTAAAGTCCACCAGCGTAGCAGCGGATCCAGTCTAAATTTTTACCTAGTAGCATTTGCTGGTAGTAGCCAGCAGGTAAGTTCTTAATATTTTCTGCTTTAGGATTTAACTTCCACCACTTGCCAGCAGAGAATATATGATCATTAGCTTCTGGATTGTCTGGTAGCTTAGATGGGTCAGCCTCGATTACTCCACCTTCCTGCTTGTAAAACTTCCAAGCATACTTGCCAGTCATCTTTTCTTTTTCAGCTAGTTTATGAAACCAGTGATCATCATCCATCGGATTTGTGTCCATCCATATACCGTGCCAAGTAGCGCCACCGTCACGCTTAGTAGGATACCGACCAACCCTGTGAGTAAGACCATCAATAACGGCTTTAGGTAATTCTCTTGCTTCATTAACCCATGCTCCTGTAAGTTCTAAGGACAATAGTTTTCTTACGTCCTTTGGTTGATCAAGTGCCAAAAATATGACTTCGCAATCCACACCAGCTGCACCGTCTCTAGCTGGCAGCCTGATGTGATGGGTAATCGGTGGAGTCCACAGCAGGGAACCAAATGTATTCTCAGGGAATAGATCTAACCACGTTTTAATCGTGGTGGTCTTTAGCATTGGGTACGAGTTACGGACAATTGCCCAGCGAGAGTAGCGGATATTGTCTATAGGGCTGGGCTTTTGCTGGATAGCCTTAATAAATATCTTGGCTGCACACGCATAAGACTTACCTGACCCCACTGGCCCCATCAGCCCTTGGACAAAGTTATCCGACTGCATGAACTCCCACACCTTTGGCGAGTCCGAAAAGTCTAAGTTGATACCAATATCTGGTACTGACTTACCGCTGGTTTCCTTAGTCTTCATCGTTTACATCAATCACTGTTGGAGCCTTAATATTAATGCCAATCACGGATGGTTTATCGCCATTGTCACCACCGTCTAGCAGACCAGAGGCTTTAGCTAACAGCCTGAGAACTTGTACTTTATCGTGTAGTTCAATTTCGATGTATGAATTACCGTCACGATCTGTACGACTGGTTAGCTTTTTGATGGCATGGAGAGCGTGCTCGGGGATATCTCTGCTGGCTTTGACCATGACGTTACCAGAGGAGTCCCATTCCATGATATCTGATAGCTTGGTATTAGCCATTGATAGTAGCGCATAAGCGACAGCCTCCCTGTTAGCCTCCAGAGTTCCAGATCTCTCCAGTCTTTTCTGGATGAGACGTACACCACCATAGTTCTTCAATGGCGGTATCTGGTTTGGAAACTTTTCTTTTTCTTTCTTAGTTGCCAAACTGCGACCTCTTCCACAGTGCCAGCTCTACAGGTTTAGCACCCAGCGCTTTTAACTCGATAGCCAAATAGGTATCAAAGTTAGACAGCCCATACGCAGGACTAACGTAGACTCGCTCTCGATAATGCGGAATAAAAGTTATACCTCGCAAGGTATAGCAGGTATACGTTTCATGTTCCATCATTGCGCCATGAGGCATCCCAGCATCAGGATCTGGAGTGCGTACTCTTTTCTTGGTAGCCATCAGAATGGGATATCGTCATCTACGTGAGAGGCATTACCGTCAGATCTACCTTCAGATCTAGGACGAGCATTGCTCTTACTTTCGTACTGACCATCCTTCTCGGACACTGCCAGACTAAAGTATTTTGTACCTGCTTTAGATTCCTTCAGCCAAGCAGATAAGCGCATCTCGACACCATTAACATTAATGCTACCAGTGTAATCAGGGCTACGTTCGCCCTTCTT